CTAGTTGTCGCTTTTGCCGTGACTGCTCTTGCCACCTTTTTTACCTGCTTCTGATGCTCTTTCGCGGTCTTCTGCAAAATTGCCGGAACCGCCTCGATGGTTTGCCATTACTGACCTCCGTCTGGGTATAGACATCATATTGCTAGAATTAACGCGGCGTATGGCGGCTGCCATATTTTCGCTACGTGGGACTAAGCTTAGTGAACTGACGTGTTTCTACCCGCGTTTGGTAATATCCTGCAACAGCTTCTTAGCGAGAATAGATATCATCTCCAATAATTATCCATAAGCCGCTCTTATGATTAAAAAAACGCGATGAGATAAAAATGTGTCATTTTGCGACAAAATTGCGTGCTTGTGAAAGTTGTTATAAATCAAATAAGTGGTTGTGAAATTTGCACTCTGAAAAGGACGTCTTATCTTTAAATAAGTGGTAGCGAATCGCTACGGAATAGAGATAACACGAGGAGTGGTTAGAAATGGCTAAAGTTCTGGTGCTTTATTATTCCATGTACGGACATATTGAAACCATGAAGCATTAAAAACACAGAATTACCGAAGATCGTCCAAGAGCATATATTTTTCAATCTGTTACACCTCATTTTGACCATGAAGAAATCAATTTTACACCGTTCTTTATACGTTCTTTTTTGCCCCAAATATGCCCCAAACAACCACATTTTGCCCCAATAGTGCCCCAAACATTTAAGGGGATTTAACTTGATATTTCAGATAATTAACGCAAGTTTGCGATGCGAATTTGCGTTAATTTTCTGGATGAGGCATTTACCGTTACCCGTTCATCAATATTCCGCTGATTGACAAATCCTCCAGAGCTATCGCATACTGACCGCACTGAACAAATAAGCGGTCTCCGCACCCGATAGCTTTGCGGCTTTTTTATGCCTGCAATTTGGCATAGTTACATCCGTACAAAGGTCGGGTGGAGAGGCGTAATACAACACCCGCAAGGGGAATATGCCCAGAGCTTCTTATTTGGCTCAGTTGACACCCGACCGCCAGCTACTAACTGGCGGTTATAAACTAAACAAATAAGGAGGTCATCATGACCAGTCAACTCATCCCCGTATTCAACGGCACTATCGCCAACGAAACCACTCTTCTCGTTAATGCCCGTGATTTACATACTTTTCTTGGAGTAGGTAAACGCTTTGCATCGTGGATTACAGAACGTATTGAAGAGTACGGATTCGTTGAAAATCAGGACTATATAGCTATTTCCCAGAAACGGGAAATAGGTTATGGGCGAGGGAAAAAAGACTACCACCTTACCCTCGATACAGCCAAAGAAACGGCGATGGTAGAGCGTAACGAAAAAGGCCGACAGATACGCAGATACTTCATCGAGTGCGAAAAGAAACTTCGCAACATGCAGTCGGCACAAGCAGAACCACAGCAACAATTCACAGACGAGGAAATCATCCTCCTCTGCTACATGCAACTCTGGATGGAAAAAGCCCAGGACCTCAGCAAACACCTGTATCCGATCATGAAAGAGCTGAACTCCTCATACACGAACAAGCTGTATGACATTGCGTTTGAGACCATCTACATGGTGACGAAGAACAGAGATGTGCTACTGAGAGAGGCGGCACGGCTTGACCAGTCGAGTTTCGTAGTTCAGCGGGCCAGACCAATGCTGAAAAGCCTGCGGGCAAGGCAATTCGAATTCTAAAACCAAAGGAGCTTCGGCTCCTTTTTTCATGCCTGAAGGAAAGGAAAATGGCAGATATCATCGACAACGCCGCTGAAATCGAAGAATTGCAGCGCAATCTCTCCCTGCAAAAATACAAATCCGATAGTAATGCCCCATCTGCTACTCATTGTTGCGAGTGTGGCGATCCGATAGATGAGCGGCGACGCCTGGCTGTTCGTGGATGCAGAGCTTGCGCCAGTTGCCAGCAGGATATTGAACTTATCAACAAACAGAGAGGTGTGAAGTGAACATCAACACCACGATAACGATCGATACAGCCCTGAACACCGGCCTAGCGCTCCTTGGTTATTTCTACATCATGTTCTGCAGCGGACGATGGCTGTCACTGTTGTTCATGAAAAAATGGAATAAACGCCGTAAGCAGGAGCAACGCCAAAAGGCAATAGATGCATTTTTCGAAGCCTTCGGTATTGACGGCATGGAACCAGGGGATCCAGCTCGCGCAATTAGCAGAGGGGGCGTAGTAATCCTTGTATACCGGAGTGAAGAGAAAAATGAGCAAGATTGACTATCAGGCACTGCGTGAAAAGGCAGAGAAAGCAACTAAAGGAAGCTACATCGTAGGGCATACATCTGTTAACCAGCACGGCAATTTAACAGGAGTTTTTGTTTGCCAAAAATGGAAAGGAGAACCCGGTGGCGTGATTGCAGAATGTCATGTTAACTGCCTGGTTGAAACAGATGCTCAGGCTTATGCAACGCTGAATTCATAGCAGAGGCTAACCCGGCTACCGTGCTGGAACTGCTGGATGAACGGGAAAGAAACCAGCAATACATCAAACGCCGCGACCAGGAGAACGAGGAGATTGCGCTTACGGTTGGGAAGCTGAGAGTTGAGCTGGGAGCAGCAGAGAACAACCTTATTGATAGTGAATGCCATGTTGCTGAACTGGAAGAAGCGCTACGCGATAAGCAGGCGTTACTTGAAGCATCAGAGAAGCGCATAGCAGAACTGGAAGCCGAACTCGTAAGCCAAACTTACAAGTTGCCACACACGCAGTTTGAACAGATTGCTAACCTCTACGAAATGCAATTTGATGACGGTCGCACTTGTGCCTTTCACACTGATGCGCAAAAGGCTGAGCAATGGCTTCAGGCGTGCGACGGAAACAGGGTTCAGGAATACGTTAAGCTGGAACGGTTGCAGAATGCGCTGTCTGGCAACTCTCCGGTAACTCCGGATGGTTGGATAAGTTGTAGTGAGCGAATGCCGGATACCAAAACAGCCGTTCTTGTTGCCGTGGAGTTTGACAGGAAAGGTGACTGGCGAATGAAGTGGGCGACTTACATCCCGGGGCATCCTGACGCTAATGATGGGTGGATAATTCCTGGTACGTCGTGGAAACCGTCACACTGGATGCCGCTACCAGAACCGCCGCAGGAGGTGAACTGATGGAAAATGAAGGCGATAATATCATCACACTGGTGCAGCCAAAGCGCGATGAAGAGAAGCTGCTGAACATTACAGTAACTGGCAGAAAAAACTACACACAACAGAGCTGTAAGCATCGGGCCATTGAGGTTCATGAACAGGATCACGTTATCCTGTGCTTGCAGTGCGGATGTGTTGTGGACCCTTTTCAGTATGTTCTGCGGTGTGCGAACGATGGTGAGGCTGTGGTGAGAGAGATTAGACAGCTTCATAACAGACACGATCAGCTCCGAGAATCTGTTGCCAGCCTCGAGCGTGAAGAAAAGAACACCAAAGCACGGTTGCGGGCAGCAAGAACTGCAATACTGTATGCGGAAAATGACCTTAAAAATATTGAGCAGAAGGTGAATCAATGACCTGGCCTGAAGCATTCGCAAATGTAGGAACAGTAATGGCGGTGGTGCTGGTTGTGTATTCGATTTGTCGCTGGAGATAAAAACGGTTTGCGGGAAAAGGAGAGTTAAGTAGAATTGCTGCGGGTGCTTGAGGCTATCTGCCTCGGGCATGCCACCGTAAGGCAGACAGAGAAAAGCCCCAGTTAACATTACGCGTCCTGCAAGACGCTTAACATTAATCTGAGGCCCAATCTATGCTTCACAAACGTAGGTTAGCCTCTTACGTGCCGAAAGGCAAGGAGAAGCAGGCTATGAAGCAGCAAAAGGCGATGTTAATCGCCCTGATCGTCATCTGTTTAACCGTCATTGTGACGGCACTGATAACGAAGAAAGACCTCTGCAAGGGAGGAATCCCTCGCCACCTCTGATGTGTCAGGTATCCTCACCCTCCCCAATCACATTAGCCCCGCACTTCCGTACGGGGCCATTTCTGTTAATCCACTCCCACTTTTTTGTTGTACTCGCGGTTAAACCGATCCACGGCAATTTTCATATCCCGCTCTACCGATTTCACCATCGCCGACTGTTGCGCCAGACTGAGAGTACTGTCGGCGTAAATGGCATCACGCTGTTTACGCAAATCCTTCAGTCTCTTCCGGGTATCCTGCATAAGCCCGTTCATCGACAATTTTCCGTTGTTCTCGTCAATGAACGCCGTTCTTTCTGCGCCGGTCAGACTCTTCAGCTCTGCGTGATACTGCGCAACCTCTGTCATCCGGTCGTACATCTTCTGCTGGTCAGCATACGGCATCACCTCACCTGAAATTTTCCCCAGGAAAGGCACCTGCTGTTCCGGTATATCAATACCGTTCAGCGATTTCACCGCCGCATCCGTGGTTTTGGAAATGAAGCGCCCTGTACCACCAGAGATATAGTCCACCCAGTATTTCAGCGATTCCGGTGTGATATCCACCGCGCCTGAACGGTACTGGCTGCCACCTGAGAACGCATTCAGCCAGGATGCAAACGCCTTGTACGCTTCTGGCGTTGAACGTCTTCCCAGCTGGCTGTCAGGTTTTGGCGTACCAAACGGCATGTTCTCCTGGTAAATCTGCGCCCCCATGAAGTTTTCATTCATGGCAAGGTTCGCAAACGGACGCAGAATGGTCGGCGCTGCATTTTTCAGCAATGCCCCGGACAGTGTTTCCGACGTCTCACTGCCAATCGGGCTGAATGCACCAAGCACACCACCAACAACATTACCGGCAGCACGGGACGCCGTCAGGTCACCCGCCGCCACACCTTCAGCGGTATGCCCGAGCAGGAAGAAAACGTTGTACCCGTAAGGCAGAGGAATACTCCAGTACTCTCCGGCCTTGCCCCCGAACACCGATTTCATAATGACGAGGTTACGCTCTTTCACATGAGACGGCACCTTGTCATACCAGTTAACCCCGTCATCATCCTCCCCCGCAACACTGCGGTTAAGCGAGCCAAGCAGATAACCCGCTCCCACAGCTGCAAGCGCGATTTTCTGCGGTACATTGAGATTCTTCCAGCGAAGGCGCTCCAGTAACGGCCCGTCGCCATTAAGATGTCCGAGCGTTCTCACCAGGTTTGCGGTCCCCTGAATGCTGGCGTTGGCGAACATGTACAGCGAGTTCATCAGCGCTCCCTGCTCACCACGACGGTTAAAGTTCACCGTCATGTTTTTGGCAAGAGACGCCGCCTGCTGGCGTGACAAACCGGCATCACGGGCGTGTTTATAGGCAGAAAGACGCAGAGCGTTTTCAACCGCCCCGTTGGCATCCTCGACAAGGTTAAGGAACGAATTCCATGCACCGATACTCTGGCCTTTCCATCCTCCCTTCGCCAGCGATACAAGGCGATCCATTTCCTTCTGCTGGCCTTCAAGGTCACCCATGTTAAACCAGCCGGTTTTACCTCCGTCCTCAACAAACTCTTTCCACACCTTCTGCCACTGCGCACCGTTGCCCGTGAGGGTTTTACCACGCAGACTGGCGTATACGGCAGACATGGCAGACCGACTGTCTTTCACCACAGCCAGTGCGGATAAGTTATCCAGCCCTTTCAGTTTGCCGTCGCTCCTTCCCTGCTCCGCCTTCAGGTTCATCACCGCCGTCTGTACGTCACGGATGAAGTTACTGACCAGGAATTCCGGGTTATACGACGTGTTCACCGTTGCCAGGAAGCGGTTAACTTTCCCCAGCGTGCGGATTACGGCGTTACTGGTTTCCGGTCCCATATTCTTCATCGCACGCATCAGGCGCGGATCATGGAGTTTGATGTAGTACGTTTTGCCGTTCTTTTTGGTGGTGAAGTACCGGTCTGCCATCATTGCCATCGGTACAGGGCGTTCGACAACTTCGCGAATGGTTTCACCAGTTTCCTGGTCCTTGCGCTCTGCAATCGTCCGCATGGTATCCGGTCTGTCATCGGTGAATACCTGCCAGTAATCCTTGTCGGGATTATCCTGTACCAGTTTCAGGAAGGCGTTACCCACTTCATTTTTGCGATTGCGGATCAGTGATTCGCTCAAATCCTGTATCGCCTGAGTGGAAGGAGACTGTGCGCGGGATGCGCGCCCCATGGCCTGCTTACTTTCACGCCCGCCGATGGTGAATCCCTTGCCTGTACGTGGCAGTGACACCACACCGTCAACATCCTGCCCTTTCAGGGGAACGTAGTAACGGTAGGCTTTCTGCCAGGCATCCACCACGCCGCTCTCTTCCAGTCCTGCCTCACGGATAAGCTCACGGCGACGGGCCAGCATATCGTCAACAATCCCTGCCAGACGGTCATACTGTGCCTGTTTGCCGCTGTTACGTACACGCTGCATGATTTCCGCCGCCTCCGCGTTGGTCATCCCCGAACCGCCGTCCGGCATTTTCGGGTTGATTTTCGCGATATGCGCGTTACGTTCCGGCGCGTGACGGGCGTAGAGGTACTCATCCAGATCGGCCTGCGCAATTTTGTAGTCCGCCAGTAATTTAGCCAGTGGCTGAACGTAGCGCTCCTTCATCACGTTCAGGTCGTTTTCCGCCTTCCCGTGGAAGAGTTCTTCCGCCATATAAGCGTTGTTACTGTCGTCTATTTTTCCACCAGTTTTACGGATATTCTCCTGAACAGCTTTCAGCACCTGGAATTTATCCTGCATCTGGCGCACAAAACGCGATGCAATTGTCTCTTCCGGTGTCAGACTGCTGGTACGGGAGTAATACGGCCCCTTGCGAATATCTTCAGGATAGAGTATTTTATCCGCAGAACCCTGACGGGAGTGCTCATCTTTGGGCAATTGGAGCCCTCTGTACAGAGAACCATCAGGGTTTAGTTTTTCTCTCCTGTATAATGTTAAGCCAGCCGTTTCCATACTCTTCAGTTTTTTCCCGTTTTCCGTTCCGTAAACAGAAGCAATACGGTTAACTTCCAGAAGTTTTTGGGTTGCCTTCATATGCACCGCAGACACTACCGGATCACCATTTTTATCCACGGCATCAAGCAGCATCACAACCGCATTTCTTTCTGTCGCTGAGCGGTAAATTGCATCCGGATCGTGCATCAGTTCCGGTAGTCTCTCGATAACATCCATCGGCACCACATGTTTCACACCATTGGTGGCCTTCCGCACAGTATCGCGGGAAATAACCAGCGGCAAATCCGGTGCACCAAGGTGACGCAATACCGGCGGCGTACGCCCGATGTTTACCGTTAAATCTGTGGTACGCAGAGATTTCATCATTCTGGCAAGGTCATCGCGATAACGTTCACCCTCACCTTCCGGCACTTTGAACGGATCAGGCTTACCACTACGGGAGTACTGAGACGATGCGCCCACGCCATCCTCACGCGGCGTGTAACCTTCCCGCACACGCTGGCCTAACGTACGGATGGTCTCGCGAACAAGTCTGATATCGTTCAGTTCCGTCGGCTTCAGTAACCCCGTACGACGCAGTACCCCTTTGACCAGGGCAACAACACGCTCCCATGCCGCCACGAATTTATTCGGCTGTTTCTCCGCCATATGTGCCAGAAATTCACCCGCCTGTACTTCCGGTGATTCCTTACCATAGGACGCATCAACCTTACGCCAGGCTTCACGGATGGTGGCGTTATCACTGTCGCGGGTTTTCAGCACGGTTTTGATAATCGTCTGATATTCCGCTGGCGTGACAACATGCTCCATGGCATGGTGGATAATCTCGTGACGCAACTTCTCGCGTACGGTCTGCCCGTCAGGGATGTTATCCGCCACCAGGACAATTTCTCGTTTATCCGGACGATAGAATGCGTGCACCCTGCCGTAACCGTCGAACGATTCACCCGCCAGCGCTTCAGCCTCTTTCTGTGACTTCACCACACGGACCGTCAGGTCACTGTCCTTAATGCCGCTCATCACGCCACGGGCAACCGCTTCAACCTGCGGGACCGGGCTGCCTTTGGCTTCCGCACTACGGTTAACATCCGAAATGAGATTACCTTCAGGTGTGCGGGTCATGCCCTTACGGGAATAAAACGCAACGCCCTTGTCCGTCTCACGGGTTTTCAGGGTGCGGAACAGGTGATCGAATGCCTCACGAATACCGCCATCCAGTTCCGCATTCGTCGGATAAGCGTAGGTGTTATCTGTGTTGTGCTCAGGTGCCTTACGGATATTGACCAGATAATCATTCTCCACGCCAGCCATACGCGCCTTATCCTGAACATAACGCTCAAAGGCACGTGCCGCCATTTCAACATCCGTTGACCAGTACGGTTTTGAGCGCACCTCATCAAGAAGCGCTGAACGACGCGGCATGTCACTGTTTTTAATGGCCTGAATCACACCTTTAAAAGCGTCGTAAACCTCCTGACGTACCGGATATTCAGCATCAACATACCTGCCGTCTTTAAATATGCGCCTGACACGCTGTGCTTCCGTCATAAAGTCGCCACCTGACGTAATTTTCCCGTCACTGGAAACGTCATAACGACCAAAATAATTATCCAGAGAATGGAACCATTCGTGCGCCAGCGCACCCGGTCCGTTACCTTTTGTCAGGTTGATTGCCACCTCACCTGACTCATAGTGTGCCGCCGCCTTACCCTTACCACGGGCACCAAAAGCAAGCCCAAGACGACCGTTCAGAGAAAGCGCTTTTGTCGGTACATTCAGCACGTCAGCCAGGTCATGCAGCGAGTCATAAGCCCGGTTCAAATCAGCCTGACGACGCGGACTTTCCACATAATTACCAAACTGCACACCACGAAAACCAAACGCATCACTGAACTGCTCCGGTGAAACATCCCCCTTGCGGCGTTCTGGTCCGGTACGGTCGCGGTTGGTGGCGTTGCGCTGCTCCTCACGCGAAATCTCCCGCATCTCCTTCACATGACGAACAAGCTCATCACGATGTAAATCAATGTACTTACGCGCATCACTGGCTGACTTAAAGCCACCTCTCACCCGCATTTTGTTTTTACCGTAAGCGATAAAAATATCGCCACTGCGGGTATTCCGGTAAACGTCAAAGCGGATTTTGTCATCCGGAGACGGTGCTGTTTTTTCATCACCTTTCGCCTGTGATTTTTCCTCCTGCTCTGCAAACCAGACTTTCGCCTTTGCCAGTAATTCATCCCTGCTTTCCGAGAAAAAGAGGTTACTCCCCTTATTGTCCTTATTGCGCAGTGAATAAAGTTTCTGTGGCGGATCGTAACGCTTCCCTCCTGCCGCCTGATACACACCCGATACCACCCGATAAGCAGAAGCCTTGTCCATCTGTGAGGGTGGCAGAGTGCGTAACAGTTGCCAGGTGTCCGCGTAACGGGAGGGCATTCTGCCTTCCATCCATTCTGCGAGGCGTTTCGCGCTGACCGTTCCGTTCAGCATTTCCGATACACTGTGTCGTACTTTTTTTACGCTCTCCCCCCAGCCTGCCGTATTGTGTTTCGTCTTCACCGGAATATCGCTACGATACAGCGCTATCATTGCCAGGGTGTCAGCATCAGCCCCTTCGCTCGCCAGTTTTGCGTAGTCCGGTTTCGGGAACAGTTTGCTCAGCGGTTGCGTGACATAATCCCTGTCTTCCAGCGTTTTACCCAGTGTTTCAGCAAGCTGTGCATAACGGTGTTTTGCCGCGCCCTTAATTTCTTCACCAAAGTCTTCAATTTTTTTGCCCCTGACTTCACCTCCGCGCACGGTAGCTTCCCTGTCAGTAGCGACTGTTGTTTCAGATTCAGGTGCGATTGTCTCAGGCTGCGGGATGTCACGATTTCCTCCGGCCTGTCGACGTACTTCTGCCTGCTGTGCGAGCTCAGGCAATGAGTTACGAACAGTTCGGGGAAGCTGATCAGGCTGAGGCATACGGACATTGTGTGTAATGTCCGGAGCCGGTAGCCCTTCACGTACCGGTGCTGTCGCGTTCTGCGCATCCGGTGACGGCAGACCACGACGAACCATTTCACCCTCGAGTGTTTCCCCCTGGCGACCAGCGGCGTTTTCCGGTGCCAGAGCTTGTCCTTTCTGGAAACTCTGGCCCTTAACCTCACCGGTTGTGGTAAAACGACCACCACGTCCTGCCTGATTCTCATCCGGCGTACGCGCCACCTCTCCCGGTAACGGATATCCCTGTCCGGGATGAATATCGCCGGGAGCGGGCAGGCGTGGACGCTCAGTTAACTCCTGTGCTGTCGGACCGGCATCACCTTCAGCCATCTGTGAACGTACAAGCTCCTCTGCCGTCGGCACGTTGCCACGGGCAAGGCGGGCCTGTACCTCCGTATCATCCCCCGTGAAACCACGGAATCGTGGGTCACGCATGAACGCGGGCTGCTCCATCGGGTCAGCATCAGCAATACGCTCTCCGTCAGCCAGGGTGTTAATGGTTTCCGTTGCCACATCTTCAGAGAACGCAGGATTATCCATTTCAACAGCATATTGAGTCTCGCCTTTCTTCACTACGGACGGTTTCAGGCCGGTGGCGGCGGCATTACGGAAAACATCACTCCCCATGGCGCTTTTCTCATCCGTGAAATAACGGTTGTCCGGGCGCACCTTTTCAATGCGTTCCGCTGGTCTGGACGCACCATTCCCGTTAATTTCAATGCGGACTTCATTCGGGTCCCGGAACCGCACCGTCGGGTAAATGCTCCCGTTACCATCCTCCGCATTTTCAGGCTGTGACTGTGCTTCCGGCGTCACTTCCTGTTGTGGACGAATGACTTCTCGTATTGCCTGAAACTGTTGTTCTTCAGTCTCGGTGCGCTCCTCTTTCTGGCTGAGTCTGCGGTATTCCTCAAGCAGTTCAGAACGCGGCTTCGCCTTCAGCTCATTCATCACAGCCTGTCGCTTCGCCTGTTCGTCCAGTTCATTCAACAACTGGCTGGCAGCTTCCCGGCGATGAGCTGCGGATGCGTCCCCCTCTGTTGCCATATCCGCATCAGCATACTGCTCCAGAAGCTGCTCGCGATTCATCCCCTGCATGGATTCACGATGCTGCGCCACCGGATCAACAGATTCTGGTTGCGGGGCTGCGTCGTCCTGCTGCACGGTTTCAGCATCACGCATGGCTGCTTCTTCTGCGGCCTGACGTCTGCCACGATATCCGGCAACCGCACCGGATGGAGCCCCCATCGCAGCACCAAAGGCTGCACCTTCGATCGTTGCGTCAGCCACGCCCTCCCACGGTGACACATCCATTCCGGCGGTCTCACGCAATGCCGTGTTTTCCTGATAGCGTGAATAGCCGCCCTGCGCCGCATTAATCGCCCCCTGTTCCGTGGCATTTCTGACAATGCCGCTTTTAACGGTCTTCGCTGTGCCTCGTGTCACCAGATTAAACAGTTGTGCGTCACCCAGTTTTGCCGCCATGGCATTCACAGCCAGCAATTCAGGATCGGTTGCCAGCTGCGCGCGCACCTCATCGGCAACACGCTCTTTTGCCAGATCCATTTTCTGGCGATCAGTAAGCTGTGCGTGCTGCGGGTCGGCGTCAATGGACAAAAACGTCTGCTGAAATTTCGGTGACTGCGCCAGCTCAGAGTAATCCGCATTAAGAACAGCATCTGCTGCCGCCATTGCACTCTGCCCCTGTGCACTGGCTGTGGAATGGGTGATCAGGCCCGCCTGGAATAAATCCGGCATTTTTTTATCGACAGCTTCTGCTGCCAGTGCCGTGGCTCTTTCCGGCTGCATCCCTGCCGCGATGTATTTTTTCTCCAGCCCGGCGGTCAGCGTTTTTCGCAATGTGACATCACCCACCTTTTTAGCCACACCGCCAGCAACCATATCAGGTACAAGGGCACCAATCAGGTTTACGCCCTTCGCCACCCAGACCGCAGAATCATCATAGCCTTCGGTCATCGGCGTATTCAGCGCACGCAGAGCACCCGGAGACATCTTACTGGTCAGCCATTCATCCGAGGATTTAGCGCCGTCACTGACAGCCTTACCGGTGACCTTCAGACCTTTACCGACAGTATCTGTAACCGCGTTTTTGCCATCAGGCAGGGTATCGATGACCTCATCAGCCCCCCTGCTGCCACCGGCAAAAATATCCTGCACAGTTGCGACACCCGGCAGCCCCATACGGCTGAACTCATTTAAAATACGCGCCCCTGTTTTTACCGGGCTCTGAATCATCGCATCACCGAGTCCACGGGCCATTTCCCCTGTTCCCCGGACGGACCGGGCGAAACCTTTACCCATTGTTGGCAATACATCGCCCAGGCTGAACGACGTACTGTTATCCTTCCAGCGATTTGAATCAGAGAAAAATGCTTCATAGCTGTCAGTTTCGCCGGGTTGCTGAATGTTCAGGCTGTTACGATTCTGGTTACCGAGTTGCGCCTCAGGACGCTGTTCCTCTGAATAGGCCATACAGACTCCATAAAAAAACCCGGCACAATGGCCGGGCATCAGGAAATGGTATTAATGGAATATCGTGAATTACTGGGCGTAATTCTGTTTCAGTCCACGGATAAACTGAGATGCAGATGAAGCACTTTCATCTCTGGCCTGTTCCCCCCTGGCCTTTTGAATACGGAGAAAATTCGCATACCCGTTCTCCAGCAATTTCTGATTCTGAGGTTCCAGCATTTCAGGCTGACGGGCCGCTACATTTCTGGCAAATGACAGCTTATCAGGATCATCTCCCGCCCAGTTGATAACCTGTTGCTGAAGTTTTTGTTGCTGAATTTTCTGTTGATGCGGTTGTGAACCAGTCGCAGCATAATATTCATCCACCGCAGCCTGAGCATTACCGCCATTCTTAATCGCGTCCGCCGCTACGTTGCTGGCCCCCTTCTGAAGCTCTTTCAGAGAAAGTCCCTGCTGCTTCGGCATAAAATAACCATAATTTTTCGATATCTCTGCAAATTTGCTGCGATCCCTGACCTGAGCGATAGCCTTATCAACGGGTATCGCCAGCACGGTTTGATCATCAGGGTGCGCACTGCCGTATTCTGTTACAGGTTTATGCGCGGTGGAGCCATCGCTGTATGTGAGATCAAGGCCAATAAGTACGTACCCTTCCTGCTGCGCCGGTACGATACTGCCAATCCTGGCCTCTTTTATCGTTTTTTCCCCGGTTGAATCAGGCATGCCAATACGCTGTTGTAGTTCCGGGGCAAACACGCCGGAAAGCACATCGAGATTTTCCGGGGTATTCAGCGAATCGATCGCCCTGTCCGGCTTATCATCAAAGATTTTCTGCAGGTTGTTCACGGCCTGACCCGCCTTCGCAGCATAGCCTTCCGTTGATATTATTTTAATGGGGTTGGCATCCGATAATTTGCCGAACAGACGAGAGGCCGCATCATGGTCACCTGCATCAATCGCTTTTCCCAGCGCCACCATCACCGACTGATCACGTGCCAGCATATCGTTATACTCAAGCCGTCGCTGGTTGTATTTCTGCAACTGGAGTCGTTGCTGTTCCATCCCCAGCGACGCATTCCGGTAATTCTGGTTGGCGTTAAACTCCCTTTCCTGCAGTGCGTAATTGCGGTCATCAACTTTGGCTCTGTAATCAAAGTTCCGCTGATCAACGTCTTTATTATGTTCAAACTGAGACTGCGCAAATTCAAAATCGCGCTCGTTATTTTTCTGTTGCTGAGCAAGCTGTGCTTCTCGCAAACCAAGCTCCTTACGACGGGTCATTGCCTGGTCAACAGTGCTGAATCCGGCAAGTAACCCCTGTGCAAATCCGCTCATTCACCACTCCTTAAAACAAAGAACCAGCAATGCCGCCAATTACTGCACCAGCAACAGCGCCAACAGGACCACCAACGGATGCGCCAATAGCCGCCCCCGTACCAATGCCCGTACCGATATTCTGCTTGTTCTGCGCTTTCTGTTGCGCCGCCATCTGTTTGTTCGCAGCCTCAATTTCTTCACGTCGTCGGTCTGCGTCACTTATTCCCTGTAATGCCTCACGCCGTGACTGATTCGCAATATCCAGTAAGCCGTACCCCATATCTTCCCCCTTACGCTGTCATCATTTGACCGCCAACACTCAGTTGTTGTCTTGCAGGTGCAGAAGCCCCCGTCAGTATGTTCATCTGGCGATCCTGCTCTGCTTCACGGATACCATTTTTCGCGCCAGCAATTGCCAGAGCATTACGCAAACCCAGTGTGTTACTGTTGGGATTATCCGGACGATTTACCCCGTATCTCGCCATCTGGTTATCCTGTGCCATCTGCGCTGTACGGAGACTGGAAGTGGCAAGGCCGCCCACCCGGGCAAGCTGTGCATTCATCAGGCTGTTGTTCTCACCAAGGTCAGCCAGCCTTGCCACGCGGGGCAAATATCTGGTTCGCCAGTCGTCGTATTGTTGGCGTGTCAGCGCTGCTGACGTCTGCCAGTCACCCTGTGGGCGGTCTGCTCCTGAATAACCAGCCCTTGCGAGAGTTTCGTATTTGCCATACTCCATAATTACAGTCTCCAGTTCTGAGCCTGACTCTGAATAGCGTTAGCGCCGGTGTCTGGCGTTTTAGAACCTCCACTTCCGCTACCGCCAGCCTTATGCATTGCATAAGCCCCAACCGCCCCCAGACCAGCGCCAACAAGAGAGGCCCGCCCCTGTTGTTTTGTAAACGCCGCCTGTGCATCTGATTTGGCTTTTGCCAGACTGCTGTCTGCCAGAGAGTTAAAACTCTGTAACGCATCGGCCTTCTGACCGGAACCGAGAGCCGCAACATCCTGTAGCCCGGCAATATATTTATCTGCCTGCGATACCTGCCCCCGTGTGGTCGTGTCAATCTGCCCGGTCACCTGGTCGCTTTGATTTGCATCCATTACCGCATTAAAACGACCACTGGATGGGTCAACGCCGGACTGAGCAAGATTACCCGCAAGCTCCCTTCGCGTTTCACCAAACTGTTTCTGATATCCCAGATTTGTTGTACCGGCGATATTGTCGTACTGCTGCTCACTGTTAAGGTCATCGACCTTTTCCATGAAGTTATCTTCTGCCGGACGGAGAATATTTTTGTAATCCTGCCACCCTTTCCAGGCCACCTCTTCCTGTGCTATTTGCGCTGCTGTTGGTTTTACTTTGGTATCACCACCGCCTTTTTTTCCGCCCATTATGGCTCCTCAGATAACAAAAAACCCTGCCGGGGCAGGGTCAGAATGTGAAGTGCAATGTTGGTTTACACACGATGATGAATACAGTGGCAGTCAGACCGCTATCCTGAACACCATGAAGCCATCCTCATCATCCGGCATTCGCTCAAAGCCCAGACGTTTTCCCAGCCGGATAAATCCCCGCCTTGCCGTGTGGAATTCAGCCCAGCGTCCGCCAGCCAGACTGGTTAATGTCTTCACCTCCGGCAGATAACGCTCAACACCGGCACTCCCCGTACACACACCCAGCAACACCAGAACATAAGGGATACCGTCGTCACTGAGCACAGAACGCAGCACCAGAAAACCATCCGGTGCCTCAAAGCAAAACGCCTGCTTTTTAAGGCAGGCGTCTTTAACTTCATTCATAAATTCAGGGTTGCGGGAATTTCTCACAACACGCTGCATATACCGGAGAATTTTGTCGTCCATTCTCTCACCAGAAACGGGTGCCATATCGGCTGAACCTCAGCAACCAGTTGACGGGGACTTTCGTCCCCGTCGCGGTTTTCCTACTGCTTACACTGTAAGAACGCCGCAAACTCCGCTCCCCACAAATTCAGCCGGAACTCACACAACGAGCCGTGTAACATCCAGATGGTGAAGATTACCGTCATACAAATTGTGACGGTGATGAGCGATTTTTGCGACATAGCGCTTGCCTCCTGAGTGGAGAGGCGCTAACCTTCTACTTGCTTAAGGTATGATGGTTAGGGCCTCGGGTTAAACAAAATGTTTGACTCGGGGCCTTTCCACATCAGGCCTTCAGGTTCTCCCTCCAGCCATCAGCCGAAAGGCACCCGCGCATAATCTACGATTTTTGCCCTGCACGGGCAACAAAAAACCCGCCATCACAGCGGGTTATGACATGTTGTCGGGTATTACTCAGAATTTCAGGCCAATGCCTGCAAATAAACCATCAGTTTTCCAGTCGCCAGAGCCTGAGCTTTCATAAGTGACGTCCATAGTAACACTTTCATTGAAGTTAAATTGCGCGCCGACAGACCATGCAATAGACGTTTTTTTGGTGCTGTTACTTTCAGAAAAACTACCGGCACCATGATTAAGATTGTCGTTAATTTTCAAGTCAGTGGTGACTTTTGCAACCCCCATACCAGCCATTGCATACACACTGAGGTATTCGTTAAACCGCCACGAAGGACCGGATAGTAGACTCCAGTAATTAGCCCTGATATCAGTTCTCGCTGAAGCTGCCGGGTTTTTTACCTCTCGTGATGGATCGGAAGGCTTAACATCAATAAATGCCTGCGCATTAGTCATGGAGCGCGCCCATGTAAAAGAGGCTATAACACCCAGTTCATCAGTTATCTCGTAACGATACCTGATGCTCATCCCCAGGGGGCTTTTGGCTGTGCCGTCATGCCCCCGGGCAATAGCATTTTCGTATTCACCTGATGAATTAAAATGGTTTACGTTTACAACATTCCTGAACGTATCCCGGTTATAAACACCCGCGTCTCTAACAAAATCCTTCAGCCCGGGGAAGCGTATGTGTGCAAACCCGAGAGATACCGTACTATCGCCTGATGCTGCATTTACCTGTGCAGTTAAGCAACTCATCACCAGAACTGCACACGCAAAAAATTTCATGATACTTTTCATTTTAAGTATTTCTCTGAATTAAAGGATGCGATGTCTGAAAGGAACGCTTTCGTTTTACACTATTAAAGTTTTTCTTACGCTAATCATATATTGAGGAATTAATAACCAGAACTTTATCTATATACGGCTTTCGGATATCCCATGTTGCACCACCGGAATAATGCTCACAGGAATATATTTTATTTCCTGTAGCACCAGTGGATGTGGTGTAAATCGGTCGGTCATAAGGTGTTCGTTTCCAGTTATAATATCCAACCAGTGCAGGCATAATTGCGCATGGATATCCAAGGTCCTTCTCAAACTTGATATCAACTGGTATTAACTTCGCGTCAAGCAGCATCATTTCGCCATGGTAAATCATCTCACCCGACGGGTTATACATGGCGATACCATACTCAGAAGGTTGAGTAACCATATTCGCAAAAGCATAAACAGTCGTAACACCAGGATTCGTTCCCCTGACAATTTGATGAAGCCTTAAGGCATGATATCCATCAATCTGTTCATGCGTGTACATGACATCGGCCTTATTCTCTGTTCTGATAAAGAAAAAACAACTTTTTCCTGACGGAATTGACGTTTTAAAAAAAGCCTTCTCAGTCGCCGGAATAGTTCCCTTATTGATCAGACACTGAGGCGTAAACCCCGGGCTTATCCACAAGCTGCCATCTGGTTTCGTAATGCTTAAACCATACATACAACTCACCCCCAGAATGTATAAATATATGACCCCATCCCCTGCTCAAGATTTGACCACGTCACCGTATTGCCATTAATGGTTATCTTCGGTACTTTCCGGTCCTTAAATACATTATTCCACGGAAATAATGAACAGACTGCCTGCAATGTTTTCCCTTCTGGTTTATTCGTATACGTTTTTGATCCCGACTCCGCCGTAAACCTGTCCAGGAAAAATATGGGAGTAAGCACGCCCGTAACATTAACGTTATTTCTGTTATAAATGGCAAAACCGTATTCCAATACTCACCTCCTGATCAGCGTAATCTGCCTATGCGAACAGCCAGTCGTCCATTCTGATCATAAACCTCAATTTTATCATTGCGGATCACCAGTCCTACATTCTGATTAGAGTAACGAATTGTCAGTTGCCCTTGTGACGTAACACTGAAAAGGCCTCCAATATTCAGGTTACCCTGAGAATCAACCTGAAAGTTTCCGTTCTGAATAACGGCACTCCGGATAACTGGCGAAGTGATACTTACCCCGGCTTTTACCTCATCCGCCACAACCTTCCGCGACACCAGTGTTTCAATCACCGCGTCATAAATCATCGCTTTCGGGATCACAACCTTGCCACCTGATACCGCAAACGGATAGGCGGTGTTATCCGGGTTGTTCGGGTCAAAGACAAACAACTGCGACGCAGAAATTGCAACCTGACTTACAGGCCTGCCTTCACTGTCTTTTCCGGCGACAATCCCGATCCCCGCAGTGATACCATCAACTCCCGCTTTTTTTGACCACATTGCCAGAAACGCCTCACCGCCTTCTTTATCCAGTTTAGTGATGCGCTTGTCGACCTCATTAAGCGATTCACTGGTTGACGAATCCAGTGTGCTAATGCGGGTTTCAATACCACCAATCGTTCTTGTCGTTTCTTCCCTGAGAGTCCCCACAACTTCGGTTGTCTTAATTGCAGCATCCTTTACAGCCTGCCCCTGCGCGTTTTTTATTTCTTTACGCAGCTCGGACACAACCGGCGACTTTGCAGCCTCATCGCGGATCTGGTCAATGATGGCCTTCACGCCGATCTGTGTTTGTGCCTGAGTGCCTTTTTCAGCATTCCATGGACCTTTCACTCCTGCCGCGTTAACAAAACGTATCCAGTAAAATCCCGACCAGCCAGGGTCAACCGGATCGCCGTAAACCTGCCCCGGCGTCGTGGCAACAAGCACTGCATCAGCAAGGTCATCCTCCGTACCCCGCCAGATTTCAGTCAGTGAATGTCCGCGATAATTAGGCATATCCCATTCAAGAAGAACCGAGCCAAATCCACCGGCCGCCTTAAAATTCAGCGGTTTTGTGGGAAAATCAACAGTCATTAAAGTACTGTCAATCTCAATACCCGGATTCAGTGCATATGAGGCACCACCCGATGTTCGACGCCGGGCGAGTTTAAGACCAACCAGTTCCTCACGGGTCACAAATGCGTGGCGTCCGTCACCACGCTGCCCGGTGCCAATTTCCATGTTCTCCACAACTGTGGATAAATCCTTCCCCGCACGCCACGGTTTTCTGGTCATACCGGCATCTCCGACATCGATGTACTCAGGGTTATTCGTTCCACCTGCCCGAATCCGGATACCATCACCTGCCAGTTTTGCCCGGTTGCTGCCGGAAGTCTCACCACACTTCCCTTAAACGTACCCGGCGCAAAATGAATCACAGGAACATCATCAGCCATAATGGTGATCCCCACCCGCTCAGGCGCCGGAGATTTCACCCTGATACAGGAAAAAGAGGTTCTTTCAGGTAATGAAAAAATTTTTGAATGCCACCTTATCGTGGAGGGCAGAGAGCCCCCGGCAAGCACTGACATTTTGTCTCCTGTCACCACGCGCATCATATCTTTCGCGAGATCAACCCATGCGCAGTCAAACGGTGTACTGAGATAACGGATATCCATGTTCACCGGACTGAATACAAACACATCCTGCTTACCATCCGGTTTCGTGTAACAGGCAATGTATTCACCACGCCAGGGATAAGCCACAATGGAGGCCGGATTAAACTGACTCTGCCACTGTTCCGGTGAAACAATCTGTTCCGTCGCCAGCGCGACATTACCGTTTGCATCAACAGACACCAGGCCATTTGTTCCTGCATACAGCACAAAACCCTCCATCGCAACCATACTCCGCCTGCTCAGACACGCCTGCATTGAAGGGATTTTGGAACCAGAAATTGTGGACGGTGATACCCCACTGAACAAATAAGGCTCCCCCTTTGTCGCCACCACCAGTGACGTTCCCAGCGGACAGATAGCTACAATATCTTCTGCCGTCGTGTGACGATTCACTTCCGGCCATGCATACGGCAGATACGCTTCCGAAAACATCACTTCATTACCGGCAAACCCGGCGGCAATACCGTTAGCCATCAGGCAAAGGCCTGTCATATTCTCTGGCGGCGGCAGGTAATCCCATGTCGCCAGGGAAGGCCCAAGGTTTTTCGCCGGTATTTTGTCCGTGTAACTGAGCACGGATGCATCCAGTTCAGCCACAAGTAAAAAATCCGCCTCCCCTCCACCTGATGCAGAGCGATAAATCCGGCGACGTTTAATACTGGCATTCTGCAATGGCACCGGAGCCAGCGTCAGTTGTACCGCAGTTCCCGGAGTACGGAGTGTTACCTCCAGAGACACCGGACCTGGCGGACCTTCTTCACCATAATCTGAGACAAAGGTTTCCGTATAAAACCGGGTTTCATCATCATTCGGGTTATCGTCAGAAACATCACCGCCCTGCTGAACAGTACAGACAGGAGCTGTCGTCGGCGCGGGGATCCCCAGACGATACGATGATGTCGGGTGATTCCCGTCCCCTTTTGTGGCAATAGTCGCATCCGTCACTTTAGGAAAACGCCCGTCAGTGTAGTAAATACGCCCGTGGGGGTCCTGAGCGATCGGACTGCGGATCACATCCACCACATCCGGCCATGCAAACCAGAAATCGTCACGGTAATGAAAAATTGTTTTTGGCTTAATTGTGAATGTTTTCTCAACCCCGGATATCTGACGTTCTGGTGTAATAACACCAAACCGGAAATGGCAGTCCTCCGCCAGTACAGCGGAATGCTCGGGCAGCATGGATGTCACAACGCGCGGCATCATCCCACGCATCGTGGTGATATCGATATAGGGCATAGAAATTCCTTTGACTGCTTCAGGCTTAAAAATCAGGGTATTTATGATGGAATTCGCTAAAATCGCGATCGGCATCACTGAAACAAAATGCCTTGCATGACATTCTGATGATGACTAAATAACTTCATTGATTATTGCAATTTTCTTTCGGTTTGGGGGAGCATATTGCTCCCCTTTTTTCACTGCATTATCATTGCCGCTGTAGCAACGAGAAGCATCACTCCGCACACGCAAGATGTTTCACACTCACACCATACAGTCCATTTTTCGCCATTCCCGTATACAGAAAGCTATTCACTGTCTTCGTGTGAATTCCCATTTCACTGGCAAGGCGACATCATGTACCCCTTTCAATTTTTCCAGATTCAGCTGAATAAAACGGCGTCCCTGATACATACTGCGCATTAAATGGCCCAACTGACTATCACAGATTATTAACCAGGATTCTTTACTATCCAGAATAATCCTGCGATTTTCCGGCATAAAAAACTCTTGAACCAGAATTACACGGCATCCTTCACTCCATCGTATTAACATGTTTATTACTTCACTCTCTAATAACCCCCCCTATACATGACAACAAAAACCGGAGCCGGGCTCCGGTTTTTGTGAAGCTGTCGGCTATTTCATCCCGCCAATATTTTCCCACGTCCCGTCAGCACGCAGGATTTGCAGCGGTCTTACCACACACTGTATCTGCTTTTTATCTGCATCCAGTATCACCACCTGTGTGATTACCCTGTCCTGCTCCGGAATAATGCCATTCTCATCTGACTCCAGAATGTCTGCCGGTCCCAGTCGCAATTGTGCTGTAAGTGACCGTCCGTTTTCACAGTCATCATGCTTTCCGCAACCGCACAGACTCTGCATAAGCTTTCTCAAAATATTCATGTCATTCTCCAGTTCTGCCTGTATCACTGCCCACTTCATCCAGTCCCTTAACATCCTGCCATGGCCCGTCACCAAATCTGACCTGCAAATGCTGAAACATCCCCTGAACCTGTGTGGCATCTTTGGGGTCAAGAAAGGTCAGTCCGGTGATGAGCGCACCATCTGTACCCGGGAACCAGCCATAGCTGTTTGTCTCAATAATTCTCATCGGCCCCAGACGGAACCGTATTTGTGTCTCCCCCGGGTCGCCCTTCGCCCCCTGAGGTCCGGTAGCCCCCACCGGGCCAGCCGCACCTGTTTCCCCTTTCGGTCCCTGCGGTCCTGCCGGACCTGTTGCCCCGGTATCTCCCTTTGGCCCCTGTGGACCTGTACTTCCTGTCAGACCGGTCTCTCCCCGCTCTCCCCTGTCGCCTTTCGGCCCCTGCGGACCTGCCGGACCTGTATCTCCTCCCGGTCCCCGTTCACCGGTTGCCCCTGCCGGACCGGTGTCTCCACGCTCTCCTTTATCTCCCTTCGGCCCCTGAGGACCCGCGGGACCCGGTTCCCCCTTTGGTCCGGGAGGCCCCACCACGGTGGGAATTCTGTTTACGGCGTCTTCCGCCGCTATTCTGCTTTGTTCCGCTGACTGTGCGCTTTCTGCTGATTCCCGGGCTTTTTCTGTTGAGGTCGTTGCATCCCTGGCTGCATTACCGGCTGCACTTTCTGCCGTCTTTTTTGACAACTCGGCATCTGTTGCACTTTGTAATGACTCACTGGCTTTTTGAGCGGCCTCAGAGGCTGAGGACGAGGACGCTTCCTCTGACTTCTTTGCAGAGGCTGCACTTTCTGCCGCCTGCCGGGCTGACTCCGATGCATCCTCTGCTGAAGTATCAGCATTTGCGGCGCTCGCTTCCGCCTTACTGGCTGATATGCCGGCATTCCTCGCGGACGTCTCTGCTTCTCCGGCATTCTTCTTCGCCTCCTCTGCGTGACGCGCTGCTTCTTCCACCATCTGTTCAAAACGACGCAGTGCCTCCGGACGGGCATCATCCTCCGTCATGGCACCGAGAAAATCATTCAGCGTACCCGGTTGAGAATCTTCATACACGGAGATGGTCCCGGCATGTGATGGCGGGAATCCCTCCACCAACAGAGTGACGCTGTACTGACCATACTCGACGTCCATGCTGTAACGCCCTGCCTCATCCGGATTTTCAGAGGCCACCGTGTTCACCACCACCGTGGTGCTGTTACGTCTGGCTTTCAGTTGAATGGTGCAGTTCTGTATTGGTTTTCCCGCACCATCTTTCAGCACGCCTGATATTTGTACTGCTGCCATACCCACTCCACAAAAAAGCCCGCCTGAACCGGCGGGCTGTCATAACGCTGTGTTACTAATCAAAATTTATAACCGACACCCACGATGAAACCGTCAGTGCGCCAGTCACCGCTGCCGGAGCCTTCATAAGCGACATCAACGGCCACTGATTCGGTCGGGTTAAACTGCACGCCAGCCCCCCACGCCAGAGATGTGTTGCTGTAGCGAGCGTCATCACTTCCGGTCAGCACGTCGTGCGTTTTCCTCTTGTTGTCAGTTACGCGGAAATAATCCCCGGAAAAAGTCGACACACGGCTGTAAGCCACACCCGCCATCGCATACGCACTGAACCATTCATTCACACGCACAGACGGCCCTGCCATCACGCTGAACCAGCGGTTACGCACGTAATCCTCATGCCAGCGGGTATCGCTGTAATGCGTTTTTTGCTCATCTTCGGCGTTGGCATAACTGAAGGACGTAATCAGCCCCAGTGTGTCCGTAAACTCATAACGGTATTTCACGTTAATCCCGTTCAGATCATCGCTGCCGGGAGCGTCCGTACTGGCATGAAGATATCCTGCGCTCAGCGTGGACTGATGCTCAGACGCCCATGCAGGCACACCGGATACGGCCAGACAAATGGCTGCGGACAAAATTGCTGCACAAACTTTACGCATAATTACCTCCCGATTTTCTGCAATAAAAAAGGCGCCATTTCTGGCGCCCGTTATTAGGGTTATAAATATTTCAACGGATACTGATGCCGGAAGCCGCTTTTTTGGTCACAATCACCGTACAGTCGGTGATATTACCTGCCCGCTGATTGCCTTTATGGAAAACCTTAAACTCCAGAGTGACGCTTCCCCTGCCACTCGGCATATCAATAACCGCACTGTAGCTACCGGGAATGGCCCCTTTAGTTTCTCTGGATGCGATTAATACACCGTTTTTGCGAACTTCAAAACCATAACCCGTGTATCTTGTACCTCCCGGGTTATTACCACTTCCCGGATCGCTATACGCTATTCCGTTAAAGATAATGGGCGGAATAATGATTTGACGGTCAAAGTTATGATCATCGCTGATGGTGACTGTAACCGTCCCGTTTGGTGTTTCCGTGTTACCCCACGTACCAGCCTGTTTCGGAAATGATTTGGATACAGCTTTAACGAAGTCACCTCTGACCTGAGTCGCCTCCAGCATGCCCTTAATCGTACAGTTTTCATTTACCGTGACGTTGTTGAGCGTCCCGGAGTTCGCATTCACACTGCCACTGATATCCGCATTTTTAGCGGTCAGCTTTCCGTCTGATGTCAGGGAAAATACCGGTGGATTTCCACCGCTGGTAATGGTGGGGGCCGTCAGGCGCTTCAGGAACACGTCGTTCATGAATATCTGGTTGCCCTGCGCCACAAACATCGGCGTTTCATTCCCGTTTGCCGGGTCAATAAA